CAACCACTCAACTTATATTGGCTATGCGGCAGGTGAGTCAACAACAGGAGAAAAGAATACTTTATTAGGGCAACAAGCAGGTTATCTAATTACATCGGGTGCTAAAAACTCTGTCATCGGACGTTTTTCAGGTAACCAAGGCGGTCTCGACATCCGCACCGCAAACAACCACATCGTCTTGTCAGATGGTGATGGTAATGTACGGGCGCTTTGGGATGCCTCTGGAAACATGTACCAGTGGACTAGCGGCTCTGGAATATTTCTCGGTGGGGCATCAACAGCCAACAAGCTGGATGACTATGAAGAAGGGACGTTTACTCCTGCAATTACTTTTGGAGGAGGAAATACCGGACTTTCCATGCTTGTAAACACAGGACAGTATACAAAAGTAGGTCGTAGTGTTTATGTGCGAATGCAGTTTAGGTTTAGCTCTAAAGGAAGTTCTACAGGCTCTTTTTTAATTAGCGGTTTGCCTTTTATGGCGGCGGCAGTAAGCGGTGGTTTTAGTAATCAAGGATTACATTTTATAAATAATGCAGGCTTTTCTGGCATATCTGATAATGCTTATGGCTCTGTAAATGAAAACGCAAGTACAGCAACAATTTACTATGGCGCAAATTCAGCAGTAATTTTATCTGATTCTAATTTTGGTGGAGATTCTGCTAATTATTGGACTTTAACAGGAGTTTACGAAACAGCCTAATTATCTCAAGTGGATTCTTGAGACGGACTAAAGGAGAAAACAATGGCACTTACTGAAGAAGAAGTTGCAGACAAAATTGAAGTGGTTGAAACGCAGGACACGGATGGCAACACTGTTACCTCTGTTCAAGTTCGCATGACTACTAAGGTACTAAAGGACGGCGCTGTGATTGCACAAAACTATCACCGCCATGTAATTCAATCAGGTGACGACTGGTCGTCCGAACCTGCTAACGTGCAGACTATCTGCAACGCAGTATTTAGCTAAGGAGACTATCCATGACTGACGAAGCAAGAACCGCTGAAGAGCGCACACAAGACTTTACTGCTATGGGACATAGCATTGATCTAATCGACGACATCGTTGCTGGTAACCAAGACGACGATATGGAAGCCGCAGAGCGTCAAGACTGTGTTGACCGTAACGTGGCTCACCTTGAGATTATGGTTGCCAAAGACGATTGGGATGGCGAAAGCATGACTGCCGCTAACGCCGCGATAACCAAAGGAAATGGCTATACCGCTTCCTAAACCTTAACCACAACTAGGAGTAACGACGATGGGAAAAGACGAAAAGACCCCAATCAACGTTAACGGCCAAGAGTACATCCTTGAAGATTTTACAGATCGACAAAGGGCGCTCTTGAACCACATCAATGATCTCGATCGCAAGATCAGCAATTCTCAGTTCAACTTAGAACAGCTTTCATTTTGCCGCACAAAGTTTATTGAAGACTTAGCACAAGATCTTGAAAGTGAGGAGATCACCGATGAGGATTACGAAGAAGTGTCTGCTGACTCTGCTGATTAGTCTCTCAAGTTCTGCCTTCGGGCAGGACACCCCCAACATCGATCCAGTTCCCGACGTTGACCCAGCTCCAGTAAGGGACGATGGTGAGTACGAGCCGGATTTCGATGGTGGTGGAGATGACACTAATATTGAGGGCGACCTAAACACGTCGAACTCAAACAACAACAACGTCAGCAAAACGTATAACGGTGCGGGTAGTCGCTCTATGCCTGCAAATACTGCTGTAGCACCCTCTCTTATGAGTACAGGGCAACAGTCGTGTCTTAAGTCGATATCAGGTGGCTTACAGTTAGTTTCTGTAGGTATATCGTCTGGTAAATACGTACAAGATCCTGAGTGTAACCGCCGTCTGAACGCCATCACCCTGTCAAATATGGGCATGAAAGTGGCCTCTGTCAGTTTGATGTGCCAGAATGCTCAGGTATGGAGAGCCATGTTTATGAGCGCAACTCCATGCCCAATTATTCGGTCTGGCAGATTACTCGTGGGTAAAACCGCCATACTAGCGATCAAACAGAATCCAGATATGTGGATTCCTGACTATGAAGAGGACAAGGCTTTTTACGATGAGCTTTTAGCCGGAGGGGGCGATGACAGCGGCGAGCAAGAGTCTAATAGTGGTAGCCTTAGCGAGCGCTTCCGTTCAACTAAACGCGACCGAGATTGACGATTTAGTTGACACCTCTCAAAGCATTCGTGACACGTTTGCTTACGGCATCAAGACGATTGCAGGAGGTGAATCTTACGCTGGAGAGGGTTACATCGCTCCAGCTATGGCCGAGAACGGTTACATCAGTAAGAGCCAACAAGACGCCTACAACCAAGCCGTTGCCGCAGTTCAAGCGGCTACTTACTCTTACGATCCCAATGCGGATCAATACTTTCAAGACCAAGCCGACCAAGCTATGGATCAGGTGTCAGAAATGATCGACGCCTATGTCGATGCGGCACAGCAGATTATTATGGTTGCGACTGTTAACGAGATGGCGCAAGACGCGCAGTCTGCACCGGATGAACGAGAGGCTATGGCTCTTCAGGAGTTTATGGGCGCTAACGATGTAACCCTGCAAGATCAAGAGATAGAGGCGTATAACGATGCGTTGTCTAATACTGAACAAGCGATACAGGTAGCCGCCGCATACATGGCGGTCGCTAATGATGAAAACTTACTGAATCAAGCAGATAATATGGCTAGAGAGTACAACGTGACTTTTGAAGAGGCCGCGTCTGTTTTCTTTGACTTAGACACACAAGCCGTTTGGGTGTCGTTTGATGGTGGTAGTACCATTCAAGGTTTGCAGGTGGGTAACTACTTTGTTGCCGCAGAAGACGTGTTAACACGTGCTGAAACACAGGAATTTTGGACCACGAGCCCCGAGGGTGGTTGCTGGTTCGCTGAGAATCAAGAGGAGTGTTTGAACGGTGGCCCTTGAAGATTTAGAAGTTAATGTCGGCGGGACGTCTATTAAGGGCGTTTGGATCGCTATTGTGTTCACTTTCGGCTCAACAATTGGGGGCGGAATCTGGGCGGCGTCTCAGTTTTTCGCGCAACTCAATGAGCAGTCTGAGGCGGTTATTGCCGCTACCACGCAAGCAGAAGGTTTGGCTACACGTTTTGATGACCTTAGAGAATCAAATACTACTCGATTGCAGGCGATGGACGTGAAACTGTCGAATATGGAGCAGGCCATGACTGCGGCAGACGTTGAAAATCTGCAAGGTAAACTAGCAGAACTTGGCGCGAACCTCGTGCAAATTATGGATGCACAGCAAGAGCTACTGGACTTACGCGATCGTATCAGTACAGTAGAGAAAACATCATCTGAAACAGAACTACGTGTTTCTGGTAAATTAGACGCGTTGTCAACAGTAGACGAACGTCTTAAGCGTTTTGAGCGTGACATGGATGATCTTTGGACAGCAATAGATGCAACTAATCCGCTAGGTGGTAACTAATGGACACAGCAGGGGAGGCGCTTAAGCGCATTGAAATTCATCAAGCGGAGTGCGAGGTGCTTCGTAAGTCTATAGACGACAGGCTCGACCGAATTGAGAAACGTCTTGACGACGGCGGCAATCAGTTCAAACGGCTAGAACGCATGATCTGGGGCAACACGGTTCTCGTGGTCAGCCTACTAAAAGGTCTGGAGTATTTAGGATGAACTTCGATAAGGTAAAAGGTTTAGTGGGCTCTCTTGCCCCCACCCTCGGAGCCGCTCTGGGTGGCCCTGTAGGTGGTGCGGCGGCATCGATGCTTGCGGATGTTTTAGGCTGTGACCCCGCTCCAGCCAAGATTGAAAAGGCACTGGCGCAAGCAACACCAGAGCAGTTAGCTGAAATTAAGAAAGCAGAATTAGACTTTGAAGTTCGCATGAAAGAACTAGAAGTAGACGTCTTTGCGTTAGAAACCGCTGATACTCAGGATGCCAGAAAAAACTTTTCTAAAGATTGGACTGCACGTGTTATCGGCTTAATCATGGTGCTTTTCTTTTGTGGGTACGTTGGCCTAATTACGCTCTTACCACCAGAACAAAATTCTATGGAACTAACAAATCTCGTGATGGGTTACCTAGGTGGCCTAGTCAGCGCAGTAGTGAGCTTCTATTTTGGGTCGAGTCAGAATAAAGGATAGCGCATGAATAAGCTGGTAAAGCAATTAAAGCGGCACGAAGGTGTTCGCACCCATGCGTATAAGTGCAGTGCAAATATGATCACTGTGGGCGTGGGTAGAAACATAGACGAGAACGGCGGTCTTGGCTTGTCTGACGATGAGATCGACTACCTCCTTGAGAATGACATCAAAAGATGTAAGCAAGAGCTGATTGCACTACCTTGGTTTGTGGACCTCGATTCGGTACGTCAGGACGCGATTATCAACTTGTGTTTCAATCTAGGTATGACGCGCCTGCTGGGTTTCAAGAACGCTCTAGCGGCAATGGAAGCAGGAGATCACCCGAAAGCCGCCGACGAATTTTATGATTCACGCTGGGCTAAACAAGTAGGGTCACGTGCGGATGAAGTTTGTGAAATGATTCGTACAGGTCGGTACGGAGAAGGGTATGCGTAATACTGTAGAAGCTCGTGACGTAGATGGAAATACCGAACCAACACACACAGTAGAAGTTGTTTGTGCACATTGTGGCTACGACCTTGACGAAGCCGAGTTAGAAGCCGACACTTGTTCAGATTGTGGTCAACCTCTTAACTTAAAAGAGAGCGTATCTATACAAGTAACCACGTTGCCACCGGTATTCGGCGACACTCTATAGGTGCGATATGGCGTTAAAAAAATTAGCTTTCAAGCCGGGAATCAATCGTGAAGTAACACGGTACACCAACGAAGCTGGTTGGTACGAGTGCGACAAAGTGCGGTTTCGGCAAGGGTATCCCGAGAAGATTGGTGGGTGGGAACGTATTTCCGTGTCTACCTTTCAGGGCGTATGTCGCTCTTTATCTAACTGGATAACCCTTGGGAGCATCAACCTCATTGGCGTAGGTACGCACCTTAAGTTCTATCTAGAGCAGGGTGGCGGCTACAACGATATTACGCCGATTCGAGAGACCACCGCCGCCGGTGCTGTGACCTTTGCGGCTACTAACGGTTCAGCCACACTGACAATCACTGATGCCGGTCACGGTGCACGTGAAGGAGACTTTGTTACGTTTAGTGGCGCAGTAACACTGGGTGGTAACATTACTGCCAATGTGTTAAATGCTGAATATCAGGTTGTTACTGTACCCGACGCTAACTCCTACACCATAACAGCTACAGCTACAGCCAACGCGTCCGACACAGGTAACGGCGGGTCTTCAGTGGTTGGTGCGTATCAGATACGTACAGGTGAGCCTTACGAAGTGCCTTTGTCCGGTTGGGGCGGTGGTACATGGGGTGCCGGTGTATGGGGCACAGGTGGTATTTCTACCGAGGCTATTCGGCTTTGGAGCCAATCCAACTTCGGTGAAGACCTGATATTTGGACCACGAGGTGGTGACATCTTCTACTGGGATGCAACCAACGGCGTAGAGACTCGGGCTGTATACCTAAACACGCTATCAGGTGCGTCGAACGTACCCACCAAACAAAACTTCATTCTTGTATCTGACGTTAGCCGGTTTGTTTTTTGTTTCGGTTCAAACTCGCTGGGCTCTGCAACGTTCGACCCTATGTTGATTCGGTGGTCTGATCAAGAAGACCCTGCAAACTGGACGCCAGCGACTACAAACCAAGCAGGTGACCTACGACTATCTAAAGGTACAGAGATCGTAACGGCCAAACAGTCACGCCAAGAGGTACTTGTTTGGACTGATTCTTCTGTGTACTCGCTCCAATACCAAGGCGCTCCGATTGTTTGGGGCGTGCAGTTGGTGGGCGACAATATCTCTATTGCCTCTCAAAACGCGGTTGGATTTTCTGGTGGTGTGGCTTACTGGATGGGTAAAGACAAGTTCTATTCCTATGATGGGCGCACGCAAACACTACCTTGTGACGTTCGGCGGTTTGTATTTAACGACTTTAACGAGTTGCAGTACGACCAAGTATTTGCGGGGACAAACGAAGCGTTTCACGAGATATGGTGGTTCTACTGCTCACAAAACAGCCAGACGATCGACCGATACGTTGTCTACAACTACCTTGAAAAGACGTGGTACTACGGCACGATGGCGCGTACAGCGTGGCTTGACTCTGGACTGCGTGACTACCCACTAGCGGCTTCATACACATACAACTTGACCAACCACGAGTTTGGTACCGACGACAACGAGACAGGTACCCCTGTGCCGATTTCAGCGTCTATCACGTCTGGGCAGTTTGATATAGATGACGGTGATCGGTTTGCGTTTATTTGGCGCTTGATGCCGGATATGACGTTTGATGGCTCTACGACGGACGATCCTCATGCCACTATGAGCCTGTTGCCGTTGGCTAACTCTGGTTCGGGTTACAACAGTCCTACATCTGAGGGAGGGTCCAACTCTGGTACGGTAACACGTACGGCTACAGTGCCTATTGAGAAGTTTACAGGACAGGTAAACACGCGCGTGCGTGGCCGTCAGATGTCTATCAAAGTTGAATCAGATTCTCTTGGAGTTCGATGGCAGTTAGGTTCACCACGAGTGGACATGCGCCCTGACGGGAGGCGCTAATGGCTAACGAATTAGAGCGTCCTGCTCCTCCTGCGTTGCCTCTTGCAACCGAGACTTACGATCTCCCGTTTATGGACCAGAACAGCAATGTTCTGCGGCTGTTTTTTACACGCCTTATAAACGCGTTTGATAACTTAGTCAGCACTGAAGACGGTGGTAAGTTTCTTCATTTTCCGTATGGTGTTTTTTACAGTACCGTAGACCAAACAGCGGCAAACCCTAATACAGGTTATGCAGTTACGTTTAATACGACCCGCGCCAGCAGTGCAGTTACTGTCGCAAGTAACTCTCGTATTACTGTTGGTAACGATGGGGTGTACCACATAAAGACAACACTGCAACTTGAGTCTACAAACAGCTCTTCTAAAATTGTGTCTATCTGGTTGGCGGTAAACGGCACAGCTCAGATTAACAGTGCACATGAGTACGTTATTTCAGGGTCTGGCAACAAAGATATAGCCAATTGGAACAGTTCATTAGCGCTTTCCGCTAACGATTATATGGAAGTGTTTTGGGCTACTGATGACGTAAACGTCACCCTTAACGCAAGTGCCGCGTCTTCACCTCGACCTGCTGTTACATCTGCATCGGTTGCGGTAACATTTGTTAGTAATACATAACGGCTGGGCAACTAAATGGCGTATTACGTAGGCACAAAAGAGTTTCCCAGCATTACTGCGGCGCTGGGGTACCTGCGTGCAAATAGACCGCCCGGTCTTGGAATTACGACAAAGCCGGTAGGCGGAAAACCTGCGCCTATTACAAAACAACCTGCTCCCGCTCCTGCTCCGCCTGTAAAAGGAGCACCCCCGCCAAAACAAGCGCCTATTGTGCGCCCTCCTGCGCCAGCTCCTGCTCCTGCTCCTGCGCCAGCTCCTGTTAGGTTTCCTACACCGCCACAAAATGAACGAGAAGATAGAGAACTACAGGAACGTATCCGTGCAGAGGCTGAAAGACAACGTGTAGCGGAAGAACTTAGACGTCAGCAAGAAGCGGCAGAGGCTATTCGCCGTGCAGAGGAAGCTCAACGCGCCGCTGAAGCCGCCGCTAGACAACGTGCGGTAGAAGAAGCTAGACGTCAAGCAGAAGAGCAACGTAGAGCTGAAGAAGAAGCTAGGCAACGTGCGGCAGAAGAGGCCGCTAGACGCCAAGCAGAAGAGACCCGACGCCAAGCCGAATTAGAAGCGCAACGTGCGGCAGAAGAGGCGAAACGTAGACAGCAAGAAGAAGCCGCAAGGCTAGCCGCAGAAGAAGCCGCTAGGCGTGCAGAAGAAGCCCGTGCCGCAGAAGAAGCGGCCCAACGTGCGGCAGAAGAAGCCGCTAGACAACGCGCCGCAGAAGAAGCTCGTATCCGTGCAGAGGAAGAAGCGGCTAGACGCGCCGCAGAAGAGGCGGAACGTGCCGCCGCAGAAGAAGCAGAACGCCGTGCCGAAGAAGCTAGACGTGTAGCAGAAGAGGAAGCTAGACGTCGCGAAGAAGCTGAAGCTGAAGCGGCTCGACAACGCGCGGCAGAAGAAGAGGCTGAAAGACAACGTGCCGCAGAGGAAGAATCCCGTAGAAATGATTCTGACACCGCGCCGGGGGACGACTCCAGAGAAGGTGGTACAACGTTTCCTCCTACATCTGAGCCTGAACCAGCGCCAGAGCCAGCGCCAGATGATGACGACGATGACATAGATATCTGGGACGTTTTGCTACGCAGTGACACGAACGTTATTACTGGCACGCCTGAAGATTGGGACGGCACTATACGAGAATGGAGGTCTTCCGACCAGTTCTACCCTGAAGGGCACGAGTTTGCGGGTATGAACCTAGTAGATGAAGTTCGCGCTGTTTATGGGTTAGATCCAGACGATCGTGTAACGATTGCACAACGTCAAGGACGCCTGCGACAAAGACGTGCATACGATAGGAACTTTGCGGGTCTTAATCGATACCTTGTCGAAAACAGCCCGACGTTTACTGACTACATCGAAGTTGCCAACCAAGCGTACGATCAGCTACTTGACGCAGGTTTTGAGCAAAGGACGTTTTACGGACGACGACCCAGCTCTGCAAACCCACTCAATGCTTTTGATGACATGGTTGAACTTCACATGCTTCAAAACGCCTCTGATTGGGGCGACTCTATTTTCAGAGCAGATCCTGACGACCGACGAAGAATTCAGTTAAGAAACCTAGGTCGTTTTAACGGAGCTTATAACGGTGTTCTAGGCAAACTCGGCCTCGATCTTGCTGACTGGGAACTAAGAACTGACGACAACATCCAAGCAGGTTTAGGTGATTTTGGTAAGTATTCGTGGAAACTACGCGAAGATTCTAACTTCCAAAGAGCTTTCAAAGGCGTCGTAATGGGCGCAATTTCAATGGGTGTAGGTGCCGCTGGAGGTGCGATTCTAGGACCAGTTTTAGCGTCAGCCGGTATACCTGCATGGGCGGCAACCGCAATAGGCTCGGCGACTGGAAACGCTGTAATGACAGGTGCAATCACGGGCGATTTCAATCCCGATGATTTCCTACAAAGTGTTGTCATGAGTAGTTTGGGTGACTTATTTAACCAAGCGGTAGCAGACGCAGGTGGAGACATAGCCGAAGCACTGGGAGTCGATGGTGCGCTTGATTCTATAAGTGCATGGTTAGAAGAACATGGGCCTCGTTTTATAGGTACAAGCGAAGCCACGATGTCTTATATGGACATTCTTAATACCATCACAGATGGAGTAGCAAGCGTTGCCGAAACAGGAATCAACGGTCTTATCGGTGCCGCAGGTACAATATTAGGTCCAGTATTTACTGCGGGTGTAGAGCTACTTGAAGCATTAGGTTTTGATCTTGGTAGTGCTGATGCCACTGTAATTATGAATATCGCCGCTGATGCGGCTCAGGGTGCATTTGAAAGTATTAACGACTTCGCCGAAGCAATAGCTATGGCCTCTGGTGGTGAATTTGAAAGCGGTAGCGCGTTCCTCGATGCGGTTAACAACGTAGAAACTCTTAGAAACGCTTTTGAAAACGGTCTTAATCTACTGAACGAAACAAACCCCGATCTGGATTGGGAGTTGCCTGAGTTCGAATTACCGCCAGAAGATGACCAAGGACCATCTGATTTAACAGAAGACAGTGTTTTTGAAATGCTTTCTGACATCATGATTGGAGAGCAAGGGCTACCTGAAGGTACTCCTGCCAGCGTTATAGCCGCCATAAATAACGCGATCGAAGGTGCAGATGACGACGCCCTTCGTGAAATAGCTGAACAAATTGTAGAGGCTGGAGGGTTTAATAGGTGGTACTACGAATCAGTTCTCGACACGAATACTTATAACAACTATGACGATGCTACTGCACGAGAGTTAATGGAACGAGCAGGCTTTAGTGATGAGCAGATTAACAACTACTTAGAAAACAGACCTCAACCAGAGACACCTGAGTTTGTTTATGAGTGGGAGACCACAGGTAGATGGGCTGATCCCGATGCTATGTTCACGATAAACCGTGACGGTGATAATTACTTTGTAGTTACTAGAAACGGCGATTACAAATCTATAACTAGAGAGCAAGCAGAAGCTATATTTGACCTTGAAGACGCAGAGGGAACACAAGACGAAATTAATGCTTCAGTTGAAGAGTATTTACGAGACCAAGGTTTATTGTCGGGCGGCGCTATTCTTGGTGAGTTTGATGAGTATGGACGCCCCGTATATATGTACGGAGAAACAATTGATGATTGGTTAAGTTCAGAGGGTGAAGTAAGAGAAGTAGATATAGATATTGTACAAGCTGAACCAGAGCCCGAACCAGAGCCCGAACCTGAGCCAGAGCCTGAACCAGAACCTGAACCTGAACCTGAGCCAGAGCCAGAACCTGAGACAGACGAAGGTGGTTCACAAGATGGTGATCCTGACGAAGAAGGTGAACCGTCTGATGACAGCGAACCGAGTCCAGAGCCCGCGCCTGAACCTCAACCAGAACCAGAGCCAGAGCCAGCGCCTGAACCTCAGCCACAACCTGAGCCTGAACCTCAACCAGAACCAGAACCAGAGCCTGAACCTCAACCAGAGCCAGAGCCTGAACCTCAGCCACAACCTGAACCAGAACCGCCAGTAGATGGCCCAATAAAAGGAGATCCGCCAAAACAAGCGCCGATACCTCAACCCGAACCCGAACCTGAACCTGAGCCTGAACCTGAGCCAGAACCTCAACCCGAACCCGAACCTGAACCTCAGCCAGAACCCGAACCTGAACCTCAGCCACAACCTGAGCCAGAACCCGAACCTGAACCTCAGCCACAACCTGAGCCAGAACCCGAACC